ATGCCTCATTTTTGAATATACAAACTCCAACAATTGGAACACTCATTACACATCCTCATCTAAAACTTCTACAACAAATTCATCAAAGTTAAATTTCATTTTTGGTAATGTTTTTGGAATTTCTCCAAAGAAGTCTGTTGCTACAGTTATATGGGGAATATATTCATCATAGTCACTCGTGGCTCCAAACTCCATACAAGTAGAATTCAATTTCACAATTTCAAAACTTTTCAACTTGATTACTAGGCAATCTCCAAGAATATCCCATTCTGTACCAACTGCATTGATTGGAAGTTTTGGTTTGATTCCTTCAATCTCAGGCACAAACTTTTTTGAATATACAATGGTACAATGATAATCATCCATTGAACTCAAATTTTTAATATTCAATGTATGCATAAATGAATGTAACTTCTCAGAATTCTTGTCACATAGTTTTAAGGAAGCGTATGTTCCTCTTGTTTCGTCCAGTGTTTCATTTAAGTAATCAATAAATGTCTTTCTCTTCATAACAGAAAGTTCCTCGCAAATTCTAAAAGATCGTTGTCAAACATGGAAAATAAAACTTCATATTCTTTACTACAAACAAAAAATGTTGGTTTATGACCCAATACAAAGTAAAATGGAACATCAACCCTATTTAGTCCCTGTATTAAACGTCCACAAGACAAAAACTTAACATTGGAAAATCTTGTGAATTGCGGATAGGCATTAAGACAATTTACAAAACCTTTCATTGATAATCTAAAGGTATTATCGGTATACCAAAAATCATCACCGATTGATATTCCTAAAATATCACAGGTGTTTTTCTGCCACTCTTCTCTAGTCATTAATATTTTGCACTCAAGATATTTCCAAACATTGTAGCCTGTTCACTCAATCGCACAAGTTCATACTTTCCACAAAATTTTAGAAAATGAAGTCCAATCATTGGAACATTCTTGGTAATAGCGGCTTCTTCAACTGTTGCATTGAGCAATGCGCGAATATCTTCTGGTTGTTTTGTAAGATCAACTAAAATGACATTTCGATTGTAATCATCAAAGGTCTTATGCTCAACTCCAAGATGGTCAACCCATCTATTCATCATGACTGCGCTCCAAGCAAAACCTTTCTTGTGACGATCTTCAAAACATTCTAATAATCCAACTTTTGTTTTTGAAGACTTCAAACGAATAGATGGAGAGGCAGCAAAAATATTATCACTTGTACAACCTCTCATAATCTTTTCAAAAAGACTCCATTCAGGATCTGGAATAATTGGTTTATCAGTCTTCTTGTCAATTACCGGGTTATTTCGATAATCGAAAACACCCTCAATCTTTACAAATTGATCTTTCACTCCATCATAAATTGAAACATTGGATGAAAGTAGCTGTTCAAAATCCTTATCACCGGAAACAATAATGTGTTTGTCATTTGGGTGTAATTGAATAAAAGTTGCAATTAGATCATCTGCTTCAAGAATTGGAGAATCGAGAATTGTACAATTGGTTTTGGATATTACAAATTCTTTGAAGACTGAAAAGACCTCTTTAAACACCTGAGCCTCTTCTTTTTCTTCTTGTGTCTGTTTAGCCAACTTCTCAACACGTTGGCGTTTATAAGGTGGGTAAATCGATTTTCTCCATGAATATCCGTCGAATGCAAATACTACATGGTCACATTGATGAAGTCTCCACGCCTTTCCCAAACACGAAAATAAAAGATGAAGACAAAAACCTGCTTTATCAACATCATTTCCTTTACATGCATGTTTGCTACGATGAAAAATATGGGAAGCATCAATTAGTAAAAAAGTTTTCATAAATTTTCCTTATCACTCGTATATTGTTCGGTCGTTATCCAATTGTGTTTTTTGAAAAGTTTTTCTCTTATCTGGATCAGCCATGTCTTGTTCAAAAGTTTCAGCATATACTCCACCACATAACTCGGTGAACCAACTATTGACAACCTCAACATCAGTTTTCCCACTATAACCAGCACGAATAAGAGTGGCTAAAAATTTATCGTTCCAATCAAATTCAAAAAAACCAGAGGATAAATCTTCGGGATCAATATCCATACTGACAATTGTTACCCATGGTTCATTTTTAGCAGTGGCTTCGTCTTTTTCAATTTGTAATTGTTTGGAAATTTTCTTCTTACTAATTACACTCTTGTCTTTCTTTTTCTTGGGCGTTATGGTCAATTCAAAACCAAAAATATTCATTATGTTCTCCATGTTGTATTTAGACGTGAACTACTCCGTCCTTTAGGACGGAGTATGGCGCTCGGTAAGTAGGTAGCTCTGCTACCTACTTCGATCAAATGAGATTGCCACTCCCATCTATTTCCGGGAACTCCCACAAAATATACTTTTTGAGTGTGATACGCGTCGTGAACTACCCCGCCCTAAAGGACGGCGCTTCCCTTTTAAATTTCTAGTGCATAACACATAAAAACCACTCAGGGTCCAAGGACTGAATATTATCCAGTCCAGAGCTAGTCCCTAGCTCCAACAAACCATACCTTTAATGTTATGGTTTGAATTTGAACAGTCATATGTTCTAAAACTTACTGCTCATACATCTATTTATCTTTTGTAATTTGGCCTTGACTCCGGCCTAAACGCCGGAGAATGCGGCCTCAGTAGGTTCAATAGTTGAATTGATCTTGGGAAGTAATCCTCTCTTTTGGAGAGAAGTAATATCGCCGGAATATTGGTTCAAAATAGTTGAATCACTTGCCAAAATGTAATTCTTGTATTGGGATCGAATAGCCACCGGTCCCGGAGAACCGGCTGAAATTCGATTGTAAGCGTCCAACCAGAACTTAGGGAACCCTACCCCTGCATTTGAGATTAAGTTCTCAGGAATCGCCGTGTAGAGCCGGTAACGATGGTTCTGTGGGTCATTGGGGAATCGATTAGAAGCAATTGTGTAATTTCCCAACGTAGTTGTGTTTCCCTTGCTATCGGTAGAAGTATGAGAAACCATAACGGTATATGGATCACAATCATAATCATAATAACAACTGCCGTCACGAGCACATTCATTTTTATATTCAATGGCTGAGAGTTCCCAGCCATTTCGGTATTCATTGAATGTTGTTAATTGATTCTTGGCCATATTGAAGCCGATGATAGCTACACTGGGGCCAACAACTCCGGCAGAAACAATAACTCCAATTCCAAACGCAAGCCATGAAATTTTCTTACCAAAAAATACTTTGTCAATAATCCTGCGATAATTGACAGAATTGCCACGGTGAAAATGATAAATACTATATTTTTCCTTTCGTTTTGGACTACTGAACAATTGCGCGAATTGAGAACTGATGGTTTGCAAGACCAGTGGTGATAACAATTTCCATCAATCCGCCATCAAAAATTCGCAAAGTCTTATCTCCAACAAGATTCAAAATTGACTGAATCTGTTGCAGGGGCCATTCGTATACATTCGTCAACTTACCCGAAACATTTGTTGCAAATGAAAATTCACCATGATTAGTTGTTGCAATATCACCGAGAGAAAACTTCAATGCATTGTTATCTGTCCATGCCTTAAAAGTTGTGATTGAACTTCCAGCAGCTTGCGATTGAAACTTGAGACGTTGAATACTTCCCAGAGTTGGTTCAATGGTTACATCCCACGGAATCGTTTTTCGAGTACGAGTTTGAATGGACTGTTCAACAAGTTCCCGGCCCATGAATCTATAAGTATTCTTGAAATCCTTATTTGAATTCTGAAACACAATACCAGATGGATTACCATCCTGAGTAGTAAATGTAATGGATGCATTTTCCTTATACTCAGGAATGTTAACAATTGTGTTCAACTTTCCAAGATCGTGAAGTCCGAATACTCCAGTAAATTCTGGAAGAACAGTATTAAATTTACTGGATAGATGAATATTTCGATCTGTACTAACCGAAATAAAACCTGTTGTGTCAGTAGTTCCTTCCACTTTAACAAGTTCCAAGAACCCAAGTGTGTGAGTATGTGCTAAAATTTCCTTTAAATAATCAATCAATTTATTTCTCCTTCGAAGATTATACCAAGTCAAAAAATACAATTCAATTAGCTTTCCAACATTAATTGAACAACTTCTTCATATGGAACAATTTCGACAATATTGTTCCATGTCCATCGGAACGGGGATGAATTAACCAAAACTCCATCATCATTGACAATACGCAAAACACTAAATGTATTGTCGTCAATCACTTCAACCACTTTCCAAAGGGATATGGACTCGAAGGTGATTTCTTTTTTATATTCTTTTGTATATCGAAAATAATCTCCAACTTTTAAATCTTCAATATTCATAGTCTGCATTCCTTTCAGTTAGATTTCCAGCATTAGTTGAACAACTTCGTTATATGGAACAATTTCTACAATATTTTCCCTCCACCCAAAGGTGAAGGGGCGGAACGGGGATGAATTAACCAAAACTCCATCCCCACTGACAATACACAAAATGTTTATATTGCCGGGGTTAATCCCTTCAACCACTTTCCAAAGTCCTTTGGAAACGAATTTGCACTCATGTTGATATTCTTTTGTATATCGAAAATAGACTCCAACTTTTAAATCTTCTTTTTTCATATTCTAATGATACTGGATATTGAAGATTTTGTCAACCATTACTCGAAAAAATCATCGATTGAAGCTAAATTTTTTGTATTATTCTCAATATGTTCCCACATTGGAAGTTTTCCAAGAAGATTTTCAACTCTTTTTTCCACAACGGATTCCATCATCGATTTTGTATCAAAAGAAAGAGTTGTAAACCATTTTGGCAGATGAGATTCGTCGGTTGGATATGCAACACTCTTCATACCATACAGTTCGCCTTTCAATGGAACAACAACAATTTTCATACCATCGGTGATCTTTGCTGAAGTCAGGTCTTTATTCAGTTCTCGAAAAGTATTCCAATTAATAGAAGCCCGAACATGCCCCGGAACTTTATTACCCTTTCCAGCATCAATGAGATTTTTGTAATGGGTTAATTTATTAACTCTCTTTGGTGTACCCTGTTTCCAAGGTTCAAGTTTAGCAAACTCTTCTTTGAAAGAGTTCACTTTTTGAATAATTGTTTTTTCATCGCCAGTAGTCAATACATCCATCAGAATATTCTTGAGAAATTTTTGAACAATTTTTGGAGTATCTGAGCGTCGAAGATCTAAACCCATTGCTTTAAGCTTTGGCTTATCATCTAATCTAACACCATCAACATAATAATTCAAAATTGCATATCGTTTCTTTTTGATGTAAAAACCTCTTGATCCCACACTTTCACAAACGCCTTTAATTAATGATCCATATTGTTCCTCTGGACAATTGAAGGCTTTATGCATAAATGGCGCAAAAGAATCATTTACCATATCACCAATCGCTGTATACATTTGGACTGCTTCATCTTTTCCAAAGCGGATTTCTCCAGAATCAATTTGTGCTTTTAGAAAAGAATATGCTGAGAATTGTACACTATCGGTATCGGCATAAATTCTTGATTCACCATTCAAATCATATTTTCCGGTTATACATTCATTTACAAACGAATTCATATGTTTCGCAATCACTCTTCCTGTCAGAGTAACTGATTGACCAAATCTCTTATCATTGAATCTGCTAGATTTTGATAACAAGATTCCATAACAACTATTCAAAGTGATTTTTTTAATGTGCTGACGACGATTATAATAATCTTTCTCTTTTGGATCAAGGGCCGCTTCTTTCTTCTTTTGAAACTCTTTGCGTTCTTTATACCATGTTGCCAAAAGTCCGGGAATAATAGCATCGCGTTCATATGAAAATATTGTTCCATTTCCACTAATCATCCATTTATTATCTGAGTTGAAAATCAACTCATAACAATCACTTGCAGACAAGGTATCTGATTTTCCACTACTTTCCCAATCAATTGTAAGTAAGTCATCGGTTTTATTCATGAGAGATTGATATTCTAAAGAACCAAATTGCCCTTCCCATGCATGAGAATATGTCATAGCACGTTCTTTCAATTTATTGGTTAAAAATTGATCGGTCATTATTGGTCTTAATTGTCCCACGATGGTTTCCAATCCCATATTTAATGCGCGAATGCAGGTTGGATACAACGAATTAATGTCGATTACTCCAACATAATTGTGTATTCCGACTTTTGGATCTGCAACATATGCACCAGCAGCGCCTTCTTCGTCAAATGAATCGTCATCGGAATCTTCGTTGGAAATTCTTTTCGCTTTATTTGGAACTATCATACCAAGATCGTGAGCACGATTAATAATTGCTTGATCCATCATGGCGACACTACCCATACAAATTGGCATGGTAGTTGTAGTGTCTAACGCAAGATCACACAGTAAGGAAATAAGTTTCACTTTGTCTTCAAGACGCTTAATAAGCATAACGTCTTGACGATTGTATATCAAGAATAAACGATAATCCGTTCGATACAACTCGTCTAAAGAACCTTCATACGGCGTTTTTCGCTCTCCAAGTTCGTGTTCGGAAATTGCATCAAGTGAATAACTATGACGTTCTTCATATGTGAATTTTTGATATGCTTTCAACAAATCAACATGAACTCTTCCAACCAATTCATACGTTTGATATTCATTGCCAAAACTAACACTGGTTTTACTTTTTGGATATTCTCCAAATAAACATAGCCGTTGAGTTTCACTGGCTCCCATAATTTTTTTGATACGATTTACAATATATGGAAGATCATACCCTTCTGAATTCCAACCAGTCAGCACATCTGCATCTTCAATAATATCCATAAACGCAGTTAGCATTTTTATTTCATCATCGAAAATAATAGTATTTTCAAATTCACCAGCAATGGCATTGGCTTCTTCCATAGACATATGCTTTGGAGGTATAGACAATGTTATAAGTTTATCTACCCATGACAAATATACCGTGATTGCAGTGATCTTGTTGAATGGATCTTCAATTGGTGCAAATCCCCGAATCTGACAAAAATCACTTTCAATATCGAGAAAAGCTACATGAAGATCTGGGGCAGGTTTATGACGATAATTTTCAGCCAAAGTTCGAAATACCAAATTACAATCGGATTCCCATAATGTCTTCCCACGATGAGCCGTTACGTTCTTATAGAACTCCTGCTTCGTCTTGGATACAACTTTCTTCAGACGGGTTTGGTAAATCGATTTATCTGATCCATTAGGATCTGAAACGAAAAAGTGTCTATCGGGAATATAGTCCTTAATAATTCGTTCCCCATTTACTCGCTCAACTACTCTAATCAAATCTGTATTTTTATCGTGAAATGCACTTACATAACTCATAATTTTTCCTTATTATTTATATTACCATTTTAAAAATTTCAGTTCAATCAGAGTTCCAACATTAGTTGAACAACTTCGTTATATGGAACAATTTCGACAATATTTTGCCCTGTCCATCGGAACGGGGATGAATTAATTAATTTTCCCCGGTTGGTTACGAAACATTCAACTATGAAATCACCATCGTTAAGTATTTCGACAACTTTCCAAAGGCTTTTTAACTCTACAAATCCGCGCCAAGCGCTGGCGATTTCATTTCGAGCTTCTTTTGAAGAACGAAAATAATCTCCAACTTTTAAATCTTCTTTTTTCATATTCTACGGTCCTTTCAGTTAGATTTCCAGCATTAGTTGAACAACTTCGTTATATGGAACAATTTCTACAATATTTTCCCTCCACCACCCAAAGGTGATGGGGCGGAATGGTTCGTGATTAACCAAAACTCCACCCCCACTGACAATACACAAAATGTTTATATTGCCGGGGTTAATCCCTTCAACCACTTTCCAAAGTCCTTTGGAAACGAATTTGCACTCATGTTGATATTCTTTTGTATATCGAAAATAGACTCCAACTTTTAAATCTTCTTTTTTCATATTCTAATGATACTGGATATTGAAGATTTTGTCAATCGAAGGTAAACTCTTTATTCGCTTTTTCCTGATCCTGTTGTGAATTGGAATCCAATAATAACATTGTTCTTCACTTTCCAAAAACTAGGAGGAAGTTTGCCGACTGATTCAGTAATAGTTAATGATGTATAGGAATTCAATTTTTGCGCAATGGTTGTCTTCACATAATTTCTAGGTTTTGATGTGCAAATTTCTGTTGGCTTGATCGATGTTCCATTTGAAAAGATTTCTGGCTCATCATAAATTGGCATTGCCAATTTCCATTTTGAAGAAATTGTTAATCCGTGATTTGTTTGGATAAAGGATTGTCCTCGAAAAGTCATTCGCATAATTGGATTTGAACTTGTCTTATTATCCATTCGCAAATGCTTACCTGAGATTACTCCTATTCCACCTTTGAGAACAAATGTTCCTTGTTTGAGAACAGCAATCGGTTCTAACAAATCTCCACCCGAAAAATAATTTAATGTTTGGGTATAATAGTCATATTCTGAACCAACAATATCTGAATTCGTTTCTGGATACCGAAACCATGAACGATTCAAATTATTTTTATAACGCATGTTGGTTTGAATGGACAAATTGATTGCATTTGGATTGGAATTGATTTGAGAAGAAAGGTCTGTATAGCCCCTTAGAGAGACGTATTTCAGATAATTGGTATCGGAGGTCGATACTTGCCAAGCAGGATGAAATTCGGCATCCAGTGCGTATACAGGCGTACTCCCAGAGCCAAAATGATCTGAGAAAGTTACCTTACTGGCTCCGGGATATGTGAAATGTGATTTTTCTTTTGGAATATCTTTTACAGATTGAAATACCTGTGGATCGGTGGACCAATCGGTGTAGGTCACAACTGTCTGAGCATTGAGACAAAATGGGAAGATTAATAATAACAAAAGTTTTTTCATATGACGGTATTTATATCTCCAGAAAAATTTGAACAATATCTTCATTATCCAAGACCTGTACCTGAGCATTATTGTCTAGTGGGCAGTCACAATTCCTATTAGTTAGTGAATTCCACAAAGTATTTTCAATTTTCCCAATACAAGTCGCACACTTGTTTTTGAACCCTGCTTGGTAATTCACAAATCTTGCATACTCTCCATTAACCAATTCACTTTTCTTTTTCATTATGCCTCCAAAATTAGATTTTAGATCCAGCCGGAATAGCAATCCACGATGTTCCGAATAGTTCCTTGATCTTGTTCCAAGCCATCTTTCCATTCTTTCCACGTTCTCCATCGATATTGCAACCAAACGAGTAGAATAGTAGCATTGCGCAAACCTCGATAAAGGTATAATTGATATTACTTAAATCGTATGGGCCACCATAGACAATAATCGTTGCAACAATTATGCAAAATGTATATATGGTTCCACAAACTCGCATAATTTTAATGAAAGGATTTTGCCAATAAACACATCGAGCAGTTGAGGGAAGCCGATGCTGGTTTAAAACAACAGTAGCCAATGCAAGATCAACAATCAGCACATACAAAGAGTAATGCTTTTCCAGTTCCAAAATCTGATTTCCAAAAATAATTACCATGAGAAGTCGCTCAAATATTTTCTGAGAAATTCCAAAATAATCATTCAGAAAATTTAAAAGTTTATTCACAACACCAATCATGAAATTGTCAATCTTGTACATACTTTCCTCCATGTATTGTCAAAAAAAAGGCCGAATTAATTCGGCCTTTTTTAATTCTTGTGTCCAGTCATTGAAAGGATTCTCTCAATATCTGCCAACTTGTTCTCTTCGTCGGAGAACTTTCCTTTCCTTGCAATTGAAATTGCCTTCTTCATAATTGCTGGAGGAATTGAAAATTCTTCACTGACTGCCTTGATAGTGCTGTTTGTTGCTTCCTTGAGTGCATCAATTTCATCAAACGATTTCATAGCTTCAAAAATCAATTCTCGAATCTTTTGGGTACTCGTCGCATCCATCTGCTCAATTGCCATAAATTATTTTTCTCCTATTGGTACTTTTTTGTTATCTTACTCGTTGTGAGTAAGATTTTCACATTCCGCATCGTCATCGTCATCGTCGCTTAGACAAGCATCACAGGCGTTGCACGAAAAACAATATTCGCAACCACAATCACCATCCCACCACAATCACAACAGTTGAAAAAATCACTACAAGTGCTTGCACTTTTTTTCTTAGTATCAGTCGGCATATTTCCTCTTTCGTTTTTGGTTATTTGCCACTCTTCAATAATAACAAACAGATCGTGAAAAGTCAAGCGGTTTCAATTTAGGTTTAAACGAATGAGATTCCTGTCATTAGCATGAATTTCCGCTTTGAATTCCTTGTCAAACTTCGGAAGAATTCTCAAACCATCCGAATGCAACTTGATCTGCGCTTGCAATTCGATTGGATCACCTTTTCCCAACTTCAGCAATTTCATATCCTGCACGGTGTGACTGTTTTTAGTTGACATTAAGATATTTGTACTGTAAAATTACTTTAAGTTAAATATTTTCCATTAGCACTTTGTCTATACAATCGCGCATCGTATTTCCGTAAACGGTTTTATACGCGCCTTGTGCGTTGTACACCATTTTAGTCTCAAACTCCGAAGTATTGTAATTGCAAAAACGCGCACTTGGAGTGTTCAAAAACCAATCTAGACGGTCGGTATCGGTAATCATATTTTTCTCCTATTGGTTAAACAGTGTTGCAAGATAAATATCAGTATGAACATCAATGAAATTTATCTAATGCCAGAAAAAGAACCTGATACTTATTGGTACACAGATTCCCTAAAAACGTGGAGTTCTCTAAAAACAAAATATCCAGTGCATTCGATTGGCACACTGGACAATTTTCCAATGTTCATGATAAAAGGTCAACTCGGTCAGGTTCATATTTGTGTGTATGATTCTGTGAGTAAGAAGTGCGTGCTATTCATGGATCTAACGAAAAGTAAATCGTTTTATCAAGTTGCTGGGTTGGCGATTGCCCCATCATATGCAGGTCATGGCATTCCATTGAAATTATACAAGTTTTTACTCAACAAAGGATTTTCTATCATGTCAGACGAATCTCAAACAATAGGCGGAAAGAAAATTTGGGATAAATTGAGAAACGATCCTGATTTTGAAGTTAAGGCATACGATACAAGAAATCAACTTTCTATGCCTATTGACAATACCATATACTCCGATGATGATCTGGTATTGATCGCCAAGAAGAAATAGTTACGAATGGTATTCTCTGATCATGGCCAGAACAAAATACCAAAAGGCTGACACAAATGATACAATGCCCCACACCACAAAGAAATTCTTCCAATCGAACGGGGTGCCATTCAACAGTAGCATGGTGGCAGAGAAACCGAAAGAAAACAGGCATCCCATATGGGAATGGAAATCGGAATTGCAATACCAAGTCCAAAATTCTTAATCATGTCATTCTCCTCGATTTGGGTTATTTGCTACTCTTCAATAATACCAAACATGAATTCATTTGTCAAGATGTTCCTCAAATCTCCAACTTTACGATCAATTCACGTTCTGGAGTCCATAATTCAAATTCATAAGAATAAAAGGAAGGAGAAAACCTATATGTATTTTCTTCCAATATTATTGGTGCGCCGCCCACCGATATTATTGGTGCGCCGCCCACCGATATTATTGGTGCGCCGCCCACCGATAGCTCCGCGATTTTACCAATATGCAATGGAGGAGTGTAGTTCATATCAATCCCAATTACCTTGTCGCCAATTTTCACTTCAACACCATGTTTGTCTGTCATCATACCTCCAATTTTGCAATCAATTCGCGTTCAGAAGTCCACAATTCAAATTCGTGAGAATAAAATCTCGGATGATCAGTATAATAAGAATCACAAATATTTTCTCTCAATGATATAATATCACTGACAAGAGGGCGATCATAGTGATCTATATCCGTGATTTTACCAATATGTAATGGAGGATTGTAGCTCATATCAATCCCAATAACCTTGTCTCCAAGTTTCACTTCAACGCCATGTTTGTCTGTCATCATACCTCCAATTTTGCAATCAATTCGCGTTCTGGAGTCCATAATTCAAATTCATAAGAATAAAATTTCGGATGATTCACAGAATCACAAATATTTTCTCTCAATTCTATAATGTCTAATCTATCATCAATATTATCAGACATATGCGTGATTTTTCCAATATGTAATTGGGATTGTAGCTCATATCAATCCCAATTACCTTGTCGCCAATTTTCACTTCAACACCATGTTTGTCTGTCATATAATACATATCATAACTCCAATCTTAACTGGATTTCTTTTTCGATAGACCAACGATAGAAAATTTCATATCCAAAAAATAAATATGAACAGTTATCCATTACAATTCTAAATTCTATAGTTTCTAACGCATTACAGGTAATGTGGTCAACTGTGCCAATCACAATCACAGAATCAAAGATATTGGCTGAGTCAATTGCAATTACTTTACTGCCAACGACAATCACGTTTCCGTCAGGATCTACTAAATGGTTCACCATACCAAAAACTCAATCGGCACAGTAAACTCTCCACCATTCTCCATGAGAACAGTTACCAAACCGGTTGGAGATACATAAAGAGCACGACCAGTTGCAGTTGGGGCGGTTGAATACTTCTTGGTAGGATAGTAATCAACATCCTGACCAACAATCTCAATACAATCCAAATAATCGAAATCTTCCATCATCATTCTCCTCTCGGTTAAAAGGTTATTTAGTCAAGCATCTGATATAGCGAAGACTTGATGCCAAGTTCCTGAAGCTTTGCAAATGCTGCAATCGCCATGGTTTCGCGCCGGTAACCCTGACCACGAGTGGCACAGATGGCGATATAACGGCCACCATACGTTCCCAGATAGATCGAATTTGAATCCTTGACAAGCGTCTTCAAAGTTTCAAAACTCTTCTCAGAAAAGCCCTTGGCATCAATTCTTGCATGATCCATGCAACAAGGAAGGCAATCCTTACCGGGATCGGCTGCATAAGCTGCTGCACACGCTTGATCAATTGCCGCTGCCATCTTAGTCAAATCATACTTTGCCATGTCATTCTCCTCGAATTTGGGTTATTTGCTACTTCTCAATAATATCAAAAGTGAATTCATTTGTCAAGATGTTCCTCAAATTTCCAACTTTGCTATTAGTTCTCTGTCTGAAGTCCACAATTCAAATTCGTGAGAATAAAATCTCGGATGATTCACAGAATCACAAATATTTTCTCCCAATTCTATAATGTCTAATCTATCATCAATATTACCAGACATATTACCAGACATATCCGTGATTTTACCAATATACAATGGAGGGTTGAATTTCATATCAATCGCAATTACCTTGTCGCCAATTTTCACTTCAACACCATGTTTGTCTGTCATGGTTAAAGAATATCAAAAATTAATTCTTTTGTCAAATTAATTGAATATAAAGGGGATTTCTTCGACCATTATCCCATAACCCAATGTTCAAAATTTTGAATATCGATCCCTTTTTGGTTCCTGCCACAACATTCACTCGAATTTTCAAACCATCAATTGTTTCAATAAGGATTTCACCACCAAACAATAATTTCCACATCGAAACATTTATTTTCTGAATAAGATAGCCATTATGTAATCGATAATTATTTGGAATATCGATTTTAAGTTTTGCATGAACAATACTATTATCGCCATTGACATTTTTGAAAATGATAGTTATTTCTTTTGCAATTTTTGGGATTCTCAATAAATATTTGGTATTGTCTTCAGAGACATAAAATCTCTCACAACCATCCAATGCTTCCTGAAGAGAAATATGAATGGTTGTATAATAATTTATTGGAATGGTCTTGTATACATCTTGAAGAAGTTGGAACTCTTCAATCTCTTTTTCAGGATTCAAATCTGGATGCAAACTTTTAGCAATATTTTTGTAATTGCTGTGGAGTTGGTGAATAGATATATTTGAGGTTGTCATTTTCAACTCCGAATTTTGTTTAGATTTGAGGATCGATAGTGATTTGCTCCCTTATATTATTTAGGTCTTTTCTCATTTTTAATTCATTTTCGCTATCATCTTTCAATGAAAATCTCACAGTTGGAAGTAATCCATTGGCAAATACTTTTGTTCCATCTGGATACTTTTCTCTCATAGCATTTAGAGAAACAATGAGGAATACTTCATGATAAGCCAAAGAACTTCGACTTTCATGTAGTGACAAAATCTCAAAATCAAATTTATCCTCTCCATATGCTTCCAACAGAGACAATAAAAATTTTGAGGAACCTGAATATGTTTTCCAATTACTCTCTTTTACAACCTTCTTTTTATTTTTCTTACCTTTTACTGCTTTATGTGTGGTGGACTGAAAAAACTTTTTTCCAATATAAAATATCTTCTTACCATTTGGAAGATTTCCAGTTATAAGATATGTGAATCCTACCCAATCTTCCGGGTAGAATTTGTCGAGTGTGGTAGTCCAATGTCCATAATCCATATAAGTATTTAGCTTACATAGAGTTAACCTACAAGTCTTGAAAATTTGTCAAATGAACCAGATTTTGTATGCATTGGGTCGATTGTGCTCCACAGATCGTATGCCTGTTGCAATAACGAAGCATCAAATCTAGCACGATTATACCGAATATATCCAATGATCTTGGTGAAATGTTCATTACGATGTTTTGGAGCACACTTCTTCACCCTATTCATGATTGGATTCAACAACTTAGCATCGGTAATCATGATACTGCTCTGAATAGAATTCATTTTTGGAATTTCAATCTTGTTAATATCAATAGCGTTACCCTTATTCTCAATAAAGAAATCATATTCCTTATACTTGGTATCAATACCCGGCATATAATAAAGCTGAGATGCCTTCTCACTGGAATAATCAATTTCGAATATGAACGAGGTCTGTTCTAAAGAAGATGGGTTATTGCATGTTAGGTTTTCTCTATATATATTATATACGGAATTCCTAACAAGTTCTCCTACTTCTCTTGTCACTTCCCGAAAGTGGTTAATGTCTTTTGGGTTTTCGTTCAATTCGATAAAAATACGAAATTTGTTTTTGTTCTCTTTCATATGATTGAAAGATGGAACGATAACGGAATTGATTCCTGTCAATGCTTTTTTGGTATCTTCTGGAGACATATTAGAATTATCGATATCAAGAATGATCACTTTGTTTAGAGCATCGATGCAATCGTTTGTTCGTCTATTACTAGAATTCGTTTTTGCATTTACAAAAAGAAAAGCTTCATTTTTTGAAGTATAGTTGATCTTCCCTTGCTGTAAGAAGGAAGCAAAGTGGCTGAATGTTTCAAAACCGGCTTTATAAAATGATGTTTTGTTTTCTACCCCTTTGAAAAATGCAATATAAATTTCATTGTTTGAATTGGTATCTGAAGTCATTTCAAGAAGGGTTTTTTTACGGCGAGAACGAGCATTCATTTGAACTTGAGTAAAGGCTGGCACAGTTTCAAGAAAATCATCATAAAATGAATTCTTGCTTGAAAGCTGATTTATTACTGCATTTTCAAAGAACTTGAGGGATAATTCATTTGCGATTTTTTTGGTTGGAACAAAAATCTTATGATTGAAGCTATTTGCTTCATTGGTTCTTGCAGAAGAACGCATAAATCCTTGATAGATATGGTTTACTTGACGACGAAATTGCAATGCTTCAACGTTTTCAACACCTTCAATCTTCAAAATCTCAATGAATTCAGGTGTGAAATTATACGCACCTGATTCTGCATAATTATGAACGGAAATGTATTTTGGATCATTGAGTCCTTCTGCATTGAATGGCAGTTGAACAATGTTCATTTCTTTTTTCCATTCTTTATCCTTATTATTTTGAACAAGAATGGTATCATCTCCAATATTTTCATGAATAAGATCCATATAGATTTGTGAATTTGTTTTACCAGAATCCTTATACATTTTATTCCCATGAGAGATGGACCATGAATCTCTTCCAGATCCATAGATAATGTTTACTGGAAATTGATGCATAGTATTTGTTGTATTGTGTTTTGATGGCTGTAGAAGGAAATCTCGACTTTCGAGAAGTTTCAGCATATGACTATTTTCAATATCAGCGCCCATCATTAAAACACTTTTGAATTGACTAAATCTTGAAGTATCAAATATAGCCCATAATGGCAGCTTCTTGCTTTCTTTGTTTTTGAAAGTATTCCACCAATCATTTGTTGTACGAATGGTGTAATTTGTGCGAGATCCATAGGAGATTAATGTCTGAAATGCTTCGTAAATATTATCGTTATTAGCCCACAATTCGAGGTTTTGACGATTTATATCTTCTTTGAATTGAAAGGTGGTATATTTTTCACTTACCTCAATGTGCATGAGAGTGTCAAGAAATTTTATTGCACAATCTTGGGTGCCAATATTTTTTGGATCACTGAACTGAAGACAGAGATTGATAATAAGATCCATCTCTTCGTCAAAAATAAGATTCCATTCATGGGCAAATTGCCAATATGTATTCAACATGAAAAGGGCTTGAGTGATAATCAAAATGCATGGCTCAGGATGAGAATTCAAAAAATTCAAAAGCTCTTTTGAAGTTGACTCATTTGAAGATGTGGAATTATTGATAATCTTCACTGTAATGTCTGGATTGGAGGTTTTAATTCTTTCAAGAAGGGATACTTGAAGGGCAATAGACGGAACTACAAAGGCCACCTTTTCATGACCATATCGAACGAGTTTCGTTGCTTTTTTGATAGCTTTTTCAGTCTTGCCAGATCCACAAAGACCGTTATAAAATTCAATATTGTTGTTTCTAAAGTTCGTGTGCATTATAATTTCCTCTTCATTTTAATATATTTCCCAACCTCTTTTTATGATGATTGGAGGATATTCTCCTCCAATCAATATTAAAAAAAGAGTAAAGAATTGACGAAGGTCGGCCAACCTACGGAACAAGTTCGTTCATATGTATTTAGCATACACAGAAAGATTTGTTCTCTATTATCTTATCGAAATAGAAAATAAATTTCAATCATTTATTTTCTATAATTTAAAATCAAATTTGACATTTTTCTGGGATTTTGGTAGAATTCACAATTGAGGAGACTATCGGGCATGACAGACAAACACGGCGTTGAAGTGCAAATTGGCGACAAAGTAATTGGAATTGATATGGAAATGGAACCTCCATTACATATTGGAAAAATCACGGACCTATCTGTAGGAGGCGGAGGGGCATTTATAGAATTGGGAGAAAATATTCGTAATCATCCTAGATTTTTCTCTGAGGAATTTGAATTATGGACCCCTGAACGCGAACTGATTGTAAAATTGGAGCTATAATATGAAAGATAAACACGGCGATGAAGTAAAACTTGGCGACAAGGTAATTGGAATTGATCTGGATTATAATCCGCCATTACATATTGGAAAAATCACGGATATGTCTGATAATATTGTAAACATTATAGAATTGGGAGAAAATATATTGGACGATGACGATCATCCTAGATTTTTCTCTGAGGAATTTGAATTGTGGACACCAGAAAGAGAACTAATAACAAAATTGGAGATATGACATGACAAAGAAATTTGTGGATATGAATGGAACCGAATTGCACGAAGGCGATTATATGCGGATAAGTAATTATATGGAGCATCATGTATACTATACTCGCTGTACTGGTATCACATATTCCCGCGAAAGTTTCTTATATTTCACTACGGAAAAAGAATTAGAAGATTCATTTGAGTGTCGTTCTGGAGACTTTTCATTACCCAGAGTTGAAAAAATTGAAAAATCCGATTATCTTGTGTATATGTTGGAGGCATAGTATGGTTAAAATTGTCGATTGTAATGGTAGGGAAGTTGTTGTGGGTGATTACATTAAATCGAAAAACCCATTAATTGAATGTATTTGGCAACTTAAAACAATAGGTGCCGAACAATACTGCACTGTTTCTATTGACTTTCTTTCGTTGCAAGATAACATAGTTAGACAACATAGCTACTGGGTGGATCATCAAGATTCTCGACGTGGAACGGTGACGCTAATGCTATCTACAAAAATGACATTTAATGATGTTTTTGTTCATATGTTGGAGGAGTGAAATGCTTTGTTATGACAAACTTCAAAATGAGTTGAATGTGGGAGATTGGGTAAAATTTTTCCAATTATTCATTGAGCCAGAGGAAGAAGATATTCCTGAGTTTGGAAAAATTAGAAATTGTTATTGGGACGATTTGCATGAATCGTTTATTTTAGTGATTAACCATATTGACGGATCAAGCATAATATATCGAAATGTTGAATTTGTCGAAAAAGTGTCGTATGACGATGTTGTGATATGGATGCTGGAGGTATAATATGAAAGATAAACACGGCGATGAAGTAAAACTTGGCGACAAGGTTATTGGGATTGATCTGAACTACACTCCTCCATTGTAT